AAACACGCTGACTGGTACAAGCACTGCTGGCTCTATTGCAGTCACGGGTGAAGGCAACTCGACGACCACAAACTTGCAGCAGGGGCTGGCAAAAACTTTTTCTCGTAGTGTCGCAGATGGAACGTCTCTTGGTGATAGTTTTAATATTTCCAGTCTCTCTGATGACGGCACAGCACTTCAAACTCTTTCACTGACAAATAACATGTCCAGTGCAAATTACGCCGCACACGTCACTGGTACAAATTCATTTGGCAGTATGGTATCGGACAGCCACGCTACCAACAATTATAGAACAGTGGCGAGACGGTTTAGTGACGGAGCCTTGTTTGATGATATCGCACAGACAAGCGCAGTAGGAGACCTCGCATAATGACTAGTTTCGGCACACTCAAAGCAGATACCCTGACGCACTCGACTGCGGGTTCGCTGGCTACGAATTTTGTTGTGAATGGTAGTGCGAAATCTTGGAATTATATTAATGGTTCATTTTCTGTTTTAGACAGTCTTAATGTGTCAAGCTGCACAGATGAGAGCGGTAGCGCACCGAACACTTGGACAATAAACATGACAAACGCTATGGCTAATGCAACATATATGGTTGCTGGAAACGCTGAAACATCAGGTCAAAACCCTAGAAATATAGGGATATCATCTCCAACGACCAGTTCGTACTTTGTTTCGTGTATTGTTTCTAATGCCCCCACAAACAGCACAAGCGTTACCGGAAACACATCAGTTCACGGAGACCTCGCATGACAGTGACCCCTGACTTCACCGGCACACATTTATGGGACAGGCTCTGCTGGGCCAAAGAAAACCTTGAGGGTGTGCAGTCAGACTACCGGGTTGTCTACGAGGACAGCGTAGACGAGTGCGCTAAGATACTGGTGCCTGACCCTAACTGGATGGCCTGTGCATTGCAGGGTGGCATCCTGCCGCCGGTAGAAGTGTACTGGGAGTTGGCAAAGGACGAAGCAGAAGAGGGCTTCACGAAGCACACTCGTGGCTACCTGTTGCACAACACCAAGCCTGTCGATGCGATGACAGAAGAACAGGCGATTGAGTACCTGATTATGAAAGACGTGCCACAGTCCGTATGGCGGGTGTGGAACGAGGGCAACAAACCGAAGATGGTTATCTGCCGCAAAGAACAGCTTCCCGGCACACGAGAGTGGCGCAATGCTTGGAAGATTACTGAAGAACTTAGCGTCACAGATTTAGCAGCCTAGAAGGAGAAACCTAATGGCAACAACATACATCGTAGATAAGGACGGGAATCAGATTGATGCCGCATCGGCTACCGTTCCTTCTGACCGTCACTTTCGTGGTGCATGGTCATTGAGTGGCAATGTCATCTCTGAAGACATGACAAAGGCCAAAGAAATCTTCAAGGACAAAATCCGTGAAGTACGTGGTCCGCTTCTTGAAGCACAAGACGTGGCATACATGAAGGCACTTGAGGCTGATGATGCGGACGCAAAGACTGCGGCTGTCAATGCTAAGACTGCCCTGCGTGATGCACCGGCAGCTTCGGCCATCACTAACGCTGCTGACATTGCAGCACTCAAGGCAGCTTGGGACACAAGTGTACTTGGCGACTCGCCCTACGCATAAGGATAACTAGCATGGCTCTGACAACAGTAAGACCACAAGGTATGGGCTTCAACACTGGCCGTAGAAATATGGTCATCAATGGAGCCATGCAAGTTGCCCAGCGGGGTACGGATTTTAATGACGTTGCCAATGGCACATACACTATTGACCGTTGGAAGTTAGGCAAAAACAACACTGACAATGCTGTAATCAACATAGACCGAGTGACAACAAGCCCAGATGGCTTTTCAAACTCTCTTAAAATATCTGTCGGCACAGCCGAATCCGCACTTGCTGCTGACGAAAACCTACTTTTGCAACATCTTATTGAAGCGCAAAACTTGCAACATTTGCAAAACGGTTTGTCTGGCGCACAATCTGTAACACTTTCATTTTGGGTTAGGTCTGATAAAACCGGAACGTACACGGCGGCAATACGGAAACCTGATAACACTGACCGAAATCAGTCAAAGGAATATACCATTTCTGCGGCAGATACTTGGGAACACAAATCACTTACGTTTAGTGGCGACACAAGTGGTGGTGGCATTGCCAATGACAATGGTGCTGGATTTTTCTGTGATTGGTGGCTTGCTGGTGGCAGTAACTTTACCGGCGGTACAATGGATACTTGGGCAAACACTGCTACTCAACGGCTGTCTACAAACCAAGTCAACTTAATGGATGGTACTAACGAGTGGTACATCACCGGAGTGCAACTGGAAGTCGGCGAGAACGCATCCGACTTTGAACACCGCAGCTTTGGCGAGGAACTGGCCGCATGTCAGAGGTATTTCTGTAAATCTTTTGATACCGGCGTAACACCCGGAACTGCTGATGGTAACGGTGCTATAAGGGGTGTGCGAGGAGACGGCTCGTTCATAACTAACTTATTTTTCCCACAAGAAATGCGAGCAGCCCCAACTGTAACAATGTATTCACCCACCACTGGTGCATCAGGTAAGGTGAGAAATCTGTCTGGTGCAGGTTCAGACGAAGCGTCAGCGGCATTTTCTCAAGGCACGAGAAATGCTGGCTTTACGTTTACAAGCACCAGCACTGAGGTATGTATAAACGCACACTTTACCGCAGAGGCAGAGTTGTAAAATGGATGAGATGAACATTACAAGCGCACAGTACGCACAAGTAAATGGCGTTAATGAAAGCATCACAGTCGTTATTGATGGGGTTACGATGTCTGTACCCCTCGCCCCCGGCAACCATCACTACGACGAGATACAACGTCAGATAGCTGCTGGCACCCTAACCATACAGGACGCTGACTAATGGCTTACATCGGTAAATCATCCAACTTCGCTGTCCGCAACCGCTTTGTCTATCAGGCTACGGCAGGACAGACATCGTTTAGCGGCAGTGACGCTGACTCAAAGACGCTGACTTACACAGACAGCCTGTACATGGACGTGTACCAGAACGGTGTTCTCTTGAAGCCCGGTACGGACTACACAGCCACAACGGGTACGACTGTCGTGCTTGTCACTGGGGCGTCCTTGAATGACGTAGTTGAGATGGTTGTATACGATGTATTCGGTGTAGCCAACTCGTACACCAAGACTGAAAGTGACACACGCTACCCGTTCAAGGGTAATAACAGCATCATCCGCCTCAACGGTCAGACCATCAGCGCAGACATCACGATTGACAGCGACGAGAATGGTGTGTCGGCAGGGCCGATTACGCAGAATGCCACCGTCACTGTTAACGGATATTGGAGCATCGTATGACCAGCGTATTGAATGTAGACACGATTGCTGACAAGGCGGGTACGGGGCCGGTTGCGCTGACTAAGCAACACGCATTAAAAGCGTACCGTAAGTATGACACTAATGGTGGAACTACAAATACTGAGTCTTTTAACTACAGCAGCATAACTGATGGTGGTACAGGAGATTCAACGCACACCCTGACAAATTCTATGTCTAACACTACTTACACAGTCATGCACAACACTCAGTTTTCTACTTTTAGTGGCGTGGACAATACCACTGCACAAACTACTTCTGCTCAACGCACGGGCATTTACAACGCTAGTAACTCTGCCGTTGATGTAGATCAGTGCTTTATTCATATCGCAGGAGACCTCGCATAATGGCAAGCATACTCAAAGTCGATGAAATGCAGGGTGTAACCAGCGCAGGTGATATCACGATTACCAGCGAGGGCGGCAGTGCAACACAGTCCTTGCAGCAGGGCGTAAATAAGTTATGGGTAAACTTCGACACCAACACTACCGGAACTCCTGCCGCCAGAGATAGCTTCAATGTTGCCAGCTTCACTGATAATGGCACAGGAGATGCCACCATTAGCATGACAAATAATATGTCAAACGGTAACTATACAATTCAAAGTGCTGTTGCTACTTATCATGGACAAACGGATTACCGATATCCAACCTTCATCAAGGGAGATATCAGCGCAGACAGTTGGGGTGCTGTTGCTACTGGTAGCTTTGGTACAATCACTCACGCAGTTCAAAACGGTGGAAGTGCGTACACTGACCCATCCCTTGTTATGAAATCTGTCTTGGGAGACCTCGCATAATGGCTAGTGAACTGAGAGTAAACACCCTGAAGGATGCCAGCGGGAACAACAGCATTGCCACCAGCTTTGTTGCACAGGGCAGTGCGAAGTATTGGGCTATGGTTACTAACTCTGGGACATATGCTGTTGCTAATTCTCTTGGAACAAGTTCAGTGACAGATGACAGCACGGGTAATTTCACTATCACTGGAATTTCAGCTATGGAAAATATTAATCAAGCGGGTGTCGGCACCTGTGCTTTTGCAGCGGGTAATCCTTCAAACAACACTTTAGCCTGTTTGATGGAGACAACGACCACGCTGGCTGTTGAGACGGCGGACAGCAACGGCACAAGTACAGATGTAGTTCATAATGAACTTGTTATCAACGGAGACCTCGCATGAGTAAGGCAGCAGAACTCGCCGCACTGATTGGTTCGCAGTCGGCGTTGTCGAACAGGAACCTGATTATCAACGGTGCGATGCAGGTGGCGCAGAGGGGTACTTCTCAAACGGGCGTGACAGCAAACGGCTACTACACCTTAGACCGCTGGCGTTTATCTGCCTCTGGGGCAACTTTTAACACAAGTCAACAAGAATTTACGCTAGGTCAAACGTCCGTACCGTCTCAGTTCAAGTATTATCAAAGATTTGAAGTAACGACTGGTGCTGATTTTGCAGGGATTGCCACCCGCATTGAAGATGTAACCGTTGTAAGTGGCACAAGTATTACTGTGTCGTTTTATGCAAAAGGCACAAACCCCGGCGGTGGCTCTACGCGGTTGAATATACGCCAGCACTTTGGCTCTGGCGGCTCTACTGTAGTTGACACGGATGACACATTTGTTCTCACTTCTTCTTGGCAGAGGTTTGAAAAAACCATCTCCCTTCCAAGCATTAGCGGAAAAACAATCGGCTCTGGCAGCTACTTGCAGTGTAAGTTTGACCAAGGCTCTGACACATCGACAGATGCGTGGACACTAGACATTACCGGCGTCCAGCTTGAAATTGGCGAACAGGCCACGCCGTTTGAGCATCGGTCGTTTGGCGATGAGTTGGCTAGGTGTCAGAGGTATTTCTATAGAGAAGTAGATGATGATGGCGCACTGTTTAGTTGGGTGGGTTTTGCCGACAGTAGCACTGCCGCATATCTACAGCACCCGCATCCTGTCGAAATGAGAGCAGAACCCTCTATATCAACA